TGAGCCACCTCCACCACCTCCCCCGCCGCCACTGCTGCGGGTTGATGGGGGAGTTCCCCAGTCAACGCCGCCGATGCCATTGGGGGCTCGGTTTGGACGGATATCATCCGCTCCCGCTTCACGCAGAGGCATACCGACACCGCCAAGAAACGCCTCAATCTCTGCCGCACCGCCGCCACCGCCGCCTGTCATCCGGCCAGCGCTGGGGTCCAATGCGACGAACTTGCCATATGCTGACAGCATCGAATTGATTTGACCCTCGGCCGTAGATGCCGCGTCTCCAGCAACCTTAAACCCACTTGCAGCCACGCGAGCGCCAGAGTTAGCACCCTCGCCGTAGCCGGGCACTTTGCTGAGCGTGCCGTTCAGATCGGCCACAAAATCATCGGCTTTTTCGGCTTTCTTGCTCAGCAACAGGTAAGCTCCACCAATAGTGGCGATCGCAGCACCGACCGCGATTCCAAGCGGTCCGCCGAGGAATGACATGACGGTATTGAGAGCGCCCACGGATCCGCTGAGGATACCCACAGAAACAGCCATTCCTCTGGAAGCCACGGACCCTGCGATGAAAAGCGCCTCCGTTGCGGATAGGAGCGTTACGCTTGAGGCAAGCGACAGGATAAGGGCGGGGATCTGCGTTGCCGCGAGCCCAAGAATTATCACCCCCGCTCCCATCGCAGCGTCTGCCAGAGAGCTAAACCATGCGGCGAAATCTACCTGTGAAATCTCGGCGATCCGATCAGCAACCCCAATAAGGCTCGAGGCAACGCTTTCACTGATGGAAAATGTCTGATCGAACCGGCCGATTAGTGTCTGAACATTCGTCCCGATCCGCCCGAAGGCATCGCCAATTGTCGCGGGCATTTCACCAGCAACGGCGCGCACCTCCTCGAGAGGGTTTATGATCGCCTGAGCAATGACATTGCCCGTGATCTTTCCCTCAGATGCCAGGTCTCGCAGGCCAGACACTGTGGTTCCAAGCTGAACAGCCAGTGCCTCCGCCACGCGGCCACCATTTGCGAGAACCGTCTCCAGCCCATCTGCTTGCAGCTTCCCAACCGCCATCGCCTTTGAAAGTGCGTCCTGCACCGATGCAGCCCGCTCTCCCTTCGTGGCCGTGATTACGAGCATGTGGTTGAGGCTTTCCGTGAAATCGGCTGCCTTCGCGGCATTGATCCCGAGCTCGCGCAGAACCCCAACGTTTCGCGCATAGACCTCAACCGTCTGATCGAGCGGAGAATAGGATGCGTTGGCGATATCAACCATTCGCTGCATCATGCTACCAGCAGCACCCATGTCGCCCGTGGCCGCACCAAGCTGGCTGCGCATGTCTGACCAAGAGTCTGCGAGCCTCGTATATGCCCCGATAGACAGCGCCGCCCCAGCCATAGCGATTAGACTGCCAGCGACAGCGCCAGCCATTGAGGCCATACGGTGCAGTGATCCCGCTGTGGTTTTTGTTTCGTCCCCGAGCCGTTTGTTATCAGATGCGGCCTTTCGGGCCGCGTCACCCTCCGATTTTACAGCCGCATCTGCCTTCTTTGCACCGCCAGCCAGACTATCGGTGGCCATATCCGCCCGTTCCGCTGCGACAGAGAACTTATCGAGATCACCCGTTGCCTTCACGACACCCTTGGAGTCAGCGGAAAGGCCAAGAGCTGCAAGTTCGGTCATGTCTTTCACATCCTTGTTGCAACAAAAAAAGCCCTGTAGCGTCACCGCTCAGAGCAAATTTGGAGATATCTATTATGTTCGACAGCAGAACGCCGCGCATCTTGTTTAAGATCACAGAACTCATCGCCCTAGTAACTATCTGCCTCGGACTATTCTTTGCCGTATACGGCGTGATAGCCGGATATCGGATCGGAGCAATCTACAGCCTCATGGTCGCTGGCTCCGGCATGTCTTTGATGATGCTGACCTATATCGGATCAGCTGCGATCCATATTGCAGACACAAACAGCGCCATTCTCAGTAAACTCAGCGAGAAGTGATGACGTGATGCCGCACTAGGTTTCGCTCGGTACCAGATCACCTCATCTTCGCCCTGAACGCATCGCGCGCGGGGTTGTCGCTCTCCGGAACTTCCGGCTCATCGAGTTGCGATTTCAGGAAGGCGGCATCCATCGCCCTGATGCAGGCGCGGAACATCTCGGCTTCGTCGGCATCCCAGCCAGCGGTGTGGCGGGAAATGGCGGATGCAGGTATTGGCCCGCATCCGTATCCGGTGATTTGGCGATCCGTGGAAAGCTCCCAGAACGCAGCGAGCCATTCCTCCGCGCCGTGGTAGACCTCAGGTGGCCACAGGCTTTCTGGGATTGGCTTGCCGTGCCGTTCAAGCCGCTCGCGGCGGCGCTCAGAGGTCTCAGCATCCTCCAGCGCCCAGCGAACGGCCTCGGTTAGTTTCCCGCGATATCCTCGGTGCGTTCAGCATCGCCGTTGGCAACCACTTTCGAGGCCCAAGCAACGGCGTTAGCGAAATCCTGATAATCCGGATCGGTGAGCCATTGGGCCGCAAGATCGGGGTCGAACTTCACGGGCTTGCCGTCGCTGGTCAGGCCGTCCCAGTCGAGAAGCACAACCTCGTGCAAAACCTCAGCGGTCACGCGCAAAAGCTCGGAATGGACCGGAACGCCATCGCGACCGCGCTTATTCTTCGGCACCGCCCGCATTTTGCGAGCCTGCAATGCCGCAACCTTGGGGCTATTCTCGCCACGAACGCGCAAGCGCAGGTCGCCCATCTCGGGGATTTCGCCAACCCAAGCACCCTCGGTGCTGGCGGCCACGTCGCGTTTCAACGATTTGATATCCATGTCATTACCTCGGGCTCTAGGGGTTCATAAACGCAGGCGCGGCGGGGAACCCATCCCAACCGCGCCCACTGCCTCGCAACCGTTGGGCGGCTCCGAGATCTCGATGACCGCCTGTTAGACGGTGATGTATTCTGCGATGGGCTGGATCGGCAGATTCAGAAGACGGTTCGCGCTCGTATCGCCGCCCGTCTTCGTCCCGCGCATTGCAAAGCCATAGAACAGATCCGTTTCGCCCACCGGCTGCGCGGTCGCAGTGTGCACGCCCGTGCCCGCACCGGAGGTTGCGATAGCCGCGCCGCCGACCGTAGCCGCGACGGAGAAAGCATTCGTGGTGCTTTCCACGATGTAGTAGATCGTGCCAGCCGTCAGGCCAGTTGGCAGGGTGCCCGTGGTCTCGAACGTGACGGGAGTGCCGTCCTCAAGGCCGTGCGAGGTCCATGTGACCACAGCCGGATCGGCGTTGGTGATCGTGACCACCGATTCCTCACCGCAATCAGCGCCCCATTCGATCTTGAAGGCGAACGGCTTGCACGATTTCTGCGCCGCCACGAATTGGATCTGCCCGGCGTCGTTAAGCATCGGAACGAACACGTTCTGCATGATCGGGAAGCTGATGACGCCCTTCGAGTAGATCGTTACGTTCCGGTTGATCAGCGTTTGGGTGAGCGTCTCCTGCTCTGTGCCGAGGTCGCCAGTCTGCGCCCACCCGTCAATCTCAAGCCAATTCTGACCTGAGAAGTCCGCCAGCGTGACGGTCGAAAGATACTGAACGCGTCCGCCGATATAGAGTTTGCTGCCAGCAACTTTTTGCAAGCCTGCCATGTCGTTTCTCCATTAAAAAAGCCCCCAGAATTGGAGGCGGATTGACCGGACAGGGCCGGATTAGTGTTAGGCGGCGACCCGCCAAGGAATGATGATCGGCACGCGCCAATACCCACCATCTCGATAGCCGTCTGCAACTGTCGGATAGCTCACCACCCGAACGCAGACGCCCATGAATGGCATCAGAAGATCTTCGGGGAAATGCGCTGCGATCTTTCCGGCCGCCTCGGTGTGTGCTTCCTCTGGGGGGCCAAGCGGAGCCACCCGAACGATTGTGACTGAGCCCGTGTGCCAGTGCTTCCCCCGACCAATGAGAACGCGTTGTGGTGGTGCTGTGACCTTGCCGATAGACAGGTAAGGCAGCGGTGCGGGCACTGATCCGGAATCAACTGGCGGCGTGAACACCTCAGCTGGCCATGCGGTCGGGATCGCGGGGCTGATCGCCTCAATTCTGGTGCGCAGGGCCATCCAGATTTTCGTTTGGATTTCCGGCATGACGCCCCCTATATTGCCGCCATGACAAAGAAGCTCAGCGACGATGAAGTGACAGAACTCCTCCACGCCATGGGGGAAATGCTGTTCAAGCCCGAGGGCGACAAGTACGAGGCTGAGACCCCTCATGGTCAGGCCAGATTAGATACCGCGCTGCGTATCGCCCTGATTGCTACCGCAGGGCAGCAGGTTAAGCCGAAAGCGGGGCTTACCGTGGTGAATGGCGGCAAGAATTAGACCCCGACGCCGTTCTTTACCTCGACAATCGCCCGTTGAACGCACTGCGGCCAAAGCGCGGCGGCCCGCTCAACGAAATGCGCGCCTGCTTCCTCCCATGTGGTTCCATCGGCGCGCGTGCCGACATATCCGAAATTCCGGCGCCGCGCATAATTCGCCTGAAAACCCAAGAATATCTCACTCCCGAGCATCGCTTGCGCGACAATAGCGCCCACATCAGCGCCGCCGTAGATTTCCTCTGCGCCACCCTGTGACGGCATCGATCCGATTTGCGCGAGCAGCGATCGCATGAGGTTGCCCGTGACCTTCGGCAGCGTGCCGCCATCGCCGGAGGTCTTGACCATCTCCTGCGCCAACAGAACCACGGCGCGCTGAAACACGGCCAGCAGGCGACCCTCAGTCTCCGAGCACCACGCTGACACCTGATCGGAGAACTTAAGAGCCATCCCTCGACCCCTTCCCCGCCACTATCTCCCGCACGCCAAGCGCTGCCTGCCGAACGGCCTCAGCGATCTTGGCCGATAGAAGCGCGTCGATGAACTTGGCGCGGCGCGCGGCGCAATCGTCGCACATCAGCTCAGACGCCACGCCGGATCCAGATAGAAATCTGTGGAGCAGCCGCAAAGAGCCGTCTCCGACACAGGCGCGTTAGGATCATGCGCCATTTGCATCGAGGCTCCGTTGCTGAACTCAAATGGCGTGTCGATCCCGCGCACCTGCTTGCCCGACATGGCGACGTGGTGCGGCCTCGGGTCTTTCGGCCCGCCTCCGTGAATCCAGCGCTTGATAACTGCCTCCGGTGGCAGGTTCTTCTTGCTCATCACCTGCACCCAAGCCTCGCGGCGGGCGCTCATCACTGACTGCGCGGTCTCCGATCTGGATACAGTATCGGCCCGATCCTTGAGGAGCGCATTGGAATATTGCCGCGCACTCATTGCCTGCGCCGATTCTGATAGCGCCTCGCCGCGCTTATAGGCCTGCAGGATGCGCACCTCTGTCTGCCGGTTCACCTTGTACCGGACACGCAGCTTCCCATCGCGGCCCTTGATGACCAAATCCTGCACGCCCTCGGCGGTTTTCATTCCCTCGGTAACTGCACTCAGTCGGGCCGCACGGGGCGCATCCAGCCCAAGCACGCCACCCTGTCGAACCCCATTCACCACCCTGCCCGCAATGTCGCGAGCGATGATGAGCGGCCCATCACCGCGCTGGAAGCCAGCAAGAACGGTTTCCCGCACGAGCTCCACCTGCTCAGGGATCAGCGCGCCCGTGATGCGCCGGCCAACTTCGCGCGCAATCCAGCTTTCAGCGCCCGGGTCAGTCATGCCAAACCGAACGCCGATAGTTCCCGCCCCCGGCACCGTGATTGTCGTGACGGTCAGCGCGCCCGCCTCGGCGAATGCTGACGTCTTGACGGTCGCGTACTGGTAGAACGCCGCTTGATCTAGGTTGATAGCGGCAATCGCGCCTGCAATATCCCTGAGGCCAAGAGCCTCCAGCAGCGCGGCCCAATCGATGCCTGCGCGCAGATCGACCGCAGCGGCCTCAAAGGCCGACCGCAGCGACGGCTCAAGGCGCGCGATGAGGGCTGCAAACTCGCGGCGCTGGCTGCGCGTCGGGCGGCGGGCCATGCCTTACCCTCTCACAATGAATTCGACCGCGGACACCGTGCCAGCAGCCGGAATGTTCTGGACCTGCAACACCGTCACAGGCTTGCCGTCCACCGTCACCAGATCGTTGACCTCATAGGGCCACGCCGGAACGGCACAGATCACCTGCTTGTCCGTCGCCACGATAACGGGACCATCCGGCTCACCAGCTGGCTGCCCGATCAGCTTTTGCTCCACGCCGCTCACGGCGGCTCTTAAGGTTTGCGTTGACCACGAGACGGTTGGCTGCTCCCAGCTATTCGCGGGATCCGTCACGGTCTTGCGCGAGATCTTCACTGACCCCTGCCCGAGTCCGCCCTGAGATGTGGGGGCGAGGAGGTCGGAGGCCATTGCGGCCATTTCGGCGTAGAAGTCTGCCATCTCAGCGCCCCACTGACCAGATTCCGACACCATCGACCGACACGCAGAAGAACACCGAGACCATGCCCTGAATTGCGGCATCCACGTTACCAGCAGACCCACTTGCACCAGAGCCAGTATCAGATGGGGCAAAGAACTCGCGCTCAATCGATTGAACCTTCTCGCGCTTGGTAATCCGGTTCGGGTTGATGCTGCCAGACGCCCAGCCGGGCTGTGACGCCTCCAACCATGCTGCACGGTAGCTCGCATTGATCCAAGCAAGTGGAACACCATCCACCGAAATTCCGCCCACTAAATGCCCTGTCCTCGGCCACGCACGCTCGTGATCGAAGCCGCCAGCGCGGACGCTG